CGTTGCATACTTTTTACAGGTACTTGACGGATTCATCGGTACAATGTACCCTTCATGTTGCGATTGAACAAACAAGAACAGACGGGGCCAAGATGCTCAGCAACGATTGCAGGAACGAGGTTCCAGCAGCACCGGATTGGAAAGTAGTGCGGGCTACACGGCATGCGAATTCGAATGTGATGAGCTGCGGATGCGGTAGTTTCAGTTTTCACTTGGTCCGTGTCGGGGATGATGAACCACTCTCCGTTATGTGCGCCGGTTGTCTCTCGTTTATTCACAAGGAGCGGTAAAATGGGTGGTCTTAAAGACGGTTCGAATCTCGGTTATGCAACTAATTGCGCTCATAATTCGCGCACGGCTAAAGCCGGTTCGTATGACGGCGGAAAACCGCCCAGCGGCCCGAAAGCAGAACCCGTGAAAATCAACGGCGTTCCGAAAATTCCGAGCAAAGGCGTTAAGTAATAATCGCGCACCGGGGATATAATAATGTCTGAGCTCACTGCGAAGAAACGGAATAAACTCGCTGATTCGAAATTCGCTGGACCCGATCGCAGTTATCCGGTCAACGATAAAGCTCATGCAGCCAATGCAAAAGCCCGCGCCTCTCAAATGGAGAAAGCAGGCAAACTGTCCCCTTCGGCTAAGTCGAAAATCGACGCCAAGGCGAATAAGGTTCTCAAAGGTAAATCCAAATGAGCCAAGGCGTTCAGATTCAGTATAACGATCCGCAGGGTAATCCTCGGCAGCTGCAAGGGCAGTTTATCGGCTCAAAGTACTCGCCGATCACGCTTAACTCTGGTTCCGGTACGACCAACCAGAATATGTCAGTGGCGCCTGCGGATAAATATACGTTCGTCACGGCTGTTCAGATTACCGTCGATGCGACCTGCACGATTGGCTCTGCTGGCATGGTCAACGTGAACGTGACTGACTCGGTAGATGGCGTTCTGGCCACTCTGCGCGTGTTTATTCCGGCTGCATTCGCCGCGCCTACTGTGCCGACTGTGCTGCGCCAGGTGAGCGCTCCTGGTAGCTTCTGGGCATCGTCTACCAAAGGCTCTACGATAACCTGTAACATCGGCACGGCACTCACTGCCGGCTCCATTCGCGTTTCTATTATCTACGGATACAGCAATGTCGCGATCGGTAACTGATATCGAGCGCCGCGCCCAGCTTAAGGCGTTTAAGTCGGCGAATATCGATGAACTTATCGCCAAGCTCGAACTGCAAGAGGTTCACCGCATGCAGGCCCGCGAGATTCACTGGAAGGTGCTGTGCCTGCGGGCGAGTGTGGGCGATATCAGGGGCAAATAACCAAGATTAAGCAACATGGCGAATGGACACGGAGGAAAGCGAGAGGGCGGCGGTAGACCACCCGGAGCGCTTGCAAAGAAGACTAGAGCAGTAGCAGAAGCGGCGGCCAAAGCTGGCATCACGCCGCTTGAAGTCATTTTGGAAGCCATGAATGAGGCGCGTTCTGCCGGCGATTTGTCGGCTGCGGCTGGATTCGCTAAAGACGCGGCGCCCTATATGCACCCGCGACTGGCTAACGTAGAGTCAAACATCAAGGCGGATGTCGGCGTTCAAATCGTCACGCTGCCGAAGGATGAAGCGCTCTAATGGCCTTCTCGCTAACCGCCAAGCAACGCGACGCACAAGATGTGCTGGCCTCAGAAGCCACGCACCTTATGCTATTTGGCGGCTCGCGCTCGGGTAAGACATTCCTGCTCGTGCGCAATATCGTCATGCGCGCACTTAAGGCGCCAGGCTCGAGGCACGCAATCATCCGGTTCCGATTTAATGCGGTCGTGAACAGCGTTGTCATGGACACGTTCCCGAAGGTAATGCAGATCGCATTTCCTGGCGTGCCATATCGCATTGACAAACAGTCATGGTTCGCGGAGTTCGAGATAGAAGGGCAGAAGTCGCAGATCTGGTTCGCCGGCCTCGATGATGGTCCGCGAATCGAGAAGATTCTCGGTATGGAGTTCGCCACGGTTTATCTCAATGAGTCCAGCCAGATCGCATGGGGCTCAGTGGGCATCGTGAAAACGCGTCTGGCTCAACGCGTGATGCAGCGCATCGATGGCAAAGACGCCGGCTATCTCAAGCCCAGGCTCTACGCTGACTGCAACCCGCCCTCGAAGTCGCATTGGACTTATACAGCCTTCGTCAAACGTCTTGATCCCGAGACCAAAGAGCCACTGCGCGATACCCAAGACTGGAACTATTTCCAGATAAACCCGCAAGACAACGCAGAGAACCTGTCCGATGGCTACCTGGATACTCTTCAGTCTCTATCTGCTCGTTTGCGCAAGCGTTTCTTGTCTGGTGAATTTGCAGACGCTACGCCGAATCAGCTATTTAGTGATGAGGCTATTGATAAATGGCGTCATGTGGATGGTCCTCTTCCCGATTTTGTTCGTGTTATTGTTGGCGTCGATCCTAGCGGGTCTGGTGATGTTGATAACGCTGACAATGACGAAATCGGCATCATGGTGGGCGCGCTCGGGACGGACGGAAACGCCTACCTCCTCGAAGACTGCACAATCAAAGCAGGGCCCGCAACCTGGGGAGCGATGACCGGATCGGCATACGACCGTCACCAGGCGGATTTAGTCGTTGCTGAAGGCAATTTCGGCGGCGCCATGGTTCAGCACGTGGTTCAAACTGCGCGGCCTCGCACCCCGTTTAAGATGGTTACTGCATCGCGTGGTAAGGCGGTTAGAGCAGAGCCATTTTCGGCGTTATACGAGCAGGGTAAGGTGCGTCACGTCGGAGAGTTTCGACAACTCGAAGATGAGCTTACGGCTTTCTCAACAGCGGGTTATACTGGCGAGCGTTCGCCAAACCGCGCTGATGCATGGATTTGGGTGCTGACTGAGCTATTCCCTGGCCTTGTGCGCGATAAATCGAAAAAGACTCACGAGAATTTGCAGACCCAGCCGAAACGGAGCCTGAGACCAGGCAGACCGATGGCTGGCGACTGGATGGGACATTGAGATAAAAACAATGGATACGCTTCAAGATAGAATCGATTTCGCGTGTCAGAAGAACCTCAGGAAAGAGACTGAGAACGTCGCCGGAATTATATGTCAGGCGAATATCTGGATTGATGTTGCAAGCGGTCGCGCTGTCATAATGCGCAAGGATGGTAAGCGGGGGATTGCGATGAGCGTTCCTGAGACGGCGAAGATTCTGGAACTGAAGGCATAAAATGGCCGAACGCGACAAGACCATCCTCGCCCGCGCGAAGAAGCGCTTCCAAGAATGCACTTCATGGGAAAGTGCATTCCGGCAGCGCTTCAAAGAGGACATGCGATTTCTCTACGCTGACTCAGACAATCAGGACCAGTGGAATGCCAGCGTCAGGGCAGGGCGAAATCTCGCCGGCCAGGTCATGGTCACGATTAACAAGACACATACGCACTGGCTGCACGTCGTTAATCAGGTCAAAATGAACCGTCCGCAGGTTAGCGTGAGTCCAACTGGGGATCAGTCAACGTATGAGTCAGCTCAGATTCTGGAGCAGGTCATTCGGCGCATTGAGTACATCAGCGATGCAGAGACAGCTTACGATATTGCGACTCAGTTCATGGTCGGCGGTGGTATCGGTTACTGGCGTGTGGTCACCGATTACACGGACCAGGATTCGTTTGACCAGGATATTTTCATTCGGCAAGTTCCCGATCCGCTCGCTGTCTATCTCGACCCGAACATCAAAATGCAGGACGGCAGTGACGCCAAGTTCGCATTCATCTTCGATGAGATGCCACGCAAGGATGCTGAGGCGAAGTACGGCAAACTCGCGCAGATGAGCACGTCTCTCGGTGATGCTGCGGAAAACTGGATGAAGACAGATTCCGTGCGCATCGCTGAGTACTATGAGCGCTCCGAAACGAAGGAATGGCTCTACGCGATACCGGCTGATGATGGTTCGATGACTCTGGCTCGTGAGTCTGAGCTTGGCCAGGATGGTGCTCGGATGCTCAAGCAGGAATACGAGCAGCGCGAAGACGTAATGCGCCGGCGAGTTCCTAAGTACAGCGTCGTGCATCACCTTATCGTTGGCGACAGTATTGCGGAAACCTCAATATGGCCTGGCAAGTACATCCCGATTGTTCGCTGCGTCGGCGAAGAAATCGTGATGGATGGTCGACTTGACCGCAAGGGCCTCACTCGCTACCTGAAGGATCCGCAACGTGCGTATAACTACAATGCGAGCGCTGCACTTGAATATGGCGCGCTTCAGAGCAAGAGTCCTTACCTGGCTCCTGTTGAGGCGATTGAAGGGCTCGAAGACTTCTGGGCTACTGCAAACAGCCAGAATCACGCATACCTCCCGTACAACCATGCGGATGAGTCCGGGAATCCTGTGCCAGCACCAGTCCGACAGCCGGCGCCTACAGGAGCAACGGTATTCATAGAAGGCATGCAGACCGCAGAGCATGAAATGATGATGGCGTCCGGTCAATACGAGGCTACGTTCTCTGCCCAGGGTAACGAGATCTCGGGGCGGTCGATTGAGCAGCGGCAGAAGCAAGGCGAGCGCGTCACGTTCCATTACCCTGACGCGCTGGCGAAGTCCATCCGCTTCACTGGCAAGATAATCCTCGATCTGATTCCGAAGATCTACGACACGAAGCGCGTGATTCGGATCATGAGCGAGTCTGGCACTGAGCAGGCTATCGAGATCGATCCGCAGGCCAAGCAAGCGCTTCAGCAGCACGAGCAGGAGCAAGACGCGAAGGTGCAGGCGGTCTTCAATCCGAACGTTGGACAGTACGATGTTGTGGCTACTGCTGGACCTAATTATGAGACTCGCCGAAAGGAAGCGTTCGCAGCGATGACGGATCTTCTGGCCGGCAATATGAGCTTGGCTCCTGTGATCGGCGATCTGTACATGGGCGCGGCTGACTTCCCGAACGCTGATGAGCTGCAAGAGCGTATGCGTAACTGGATTGCCGGCATGAATCCGGGGATCATGGGCAACGGACCGTCCCCGCAAGAGCAACAATTGATGCAGCACAATCAGCTGCTCATGCAGGAACTCACGCGCATGAAGGCTGAGCTTGACGACAAGACCATCCAACGCCAGCTTGAACAGAAGCGCGTGGATATGGATGCGCTGAATCATCTGGCGTTGCGCATGGAGAACGATAACAAGCAGGTCCAATTGGCCTATGACTCGATCACCAAGCGTCTGCAAGCTATGGCGCCGATGATGAGTGAGGATGCGCTTGAGCCTATCATTCGAAAGATGATTGGCGAGGCATTGACGGCCTACAACCCTGATGCAGGCGTTCAGCCGGACAGCGCAGACCCGGCGAACGTGTACGCGCATGGCATCGATTCGGTATTGCAGCCGATCGATGCGTTGAAAGAGGCTGAGGTTAAGAGCGCGAATCAGCCCCAGGCAGCACCCCAGCAGTAAATAAAATCACCGCACCGGAGAAAACATGAGCGATGTGCAAGAGTTGGGAAATGTCCCCGCCGAAGGACAGGTTGAAGCGGGAGAATCGACGGCAACCGAAACTACGGAAGCGCCCAAAGCGCCTGATACGTCTTGGGTGCCGAAGAGAATCAGCGAGATCACGGCGGCTCGTCGTGCGGCGGAAGAGCGCGCGAACCGTGCCGAGCAGGAGCTTGCAGCACTACGCGCTGGCAGCGGTACGCAAGAGTATCAGACCCAGCAAACGGATACGTCTCAAACGCAGCGCGCTCGCACGTATGATGAGATCGCACGCGAAGTCCGCGAAACAGAGTCCATGAACTCGCGCATCGCTGCCATCAACTCGGCAGGCGCCAAGGATTTCGGCGATGACTACGAAAAGTCTGTGCAGAACCTGCAAATGGCGGGAATTGGCGGTCCTGACTTCCTGCGTGCGCTCACGAAGATTGACGGCGCTGAGAAGATCGTTACGTACCTCGGAAAGACCGAGAATCTTAACGACGCGATGCGCATTGGCTCGCTCGATCCGGTCGAAATGGCTATCGAGTTGACGAAGATGTCGGGTAAGGCTGCTAAGGCCCTGTCGAAGCAAATCTCAAAGGCCCCGCCGCCGGCGTCAACGATTGATGGCGGTTCTGGTGGAGCAGGAGGAGAGCCCGACCCTAGCGACCCGTCCTGGTTCGCATGGCGGCAGAAGAATAAGAAGTCGCGTAGGTAAGAAAAAGGCCCTCATTTGCGGGCTCTGCGGAATAACGTGTGGAATGTCTGATTCGCATGTATACTCATAATCCGGATAAACGTGTGGAAAGGAACCGCAATGAGCGAAAGCGATAACAAGGTGGTGCGCGCATTCCCGGCAGCTGAGATGCCCGAGAACCTACTGCAAATCGAGAAGCAGTCCGCAGGTGTGCCGTACTACTGTAGCCATGAATCTGTGAGTCTCAATGAGCATGACCGCATAGTGAACTGCGCTCGCTGCGGAGCTACGCTGGACCCGTTCGGGTTTCTGCTGTCGAATGCACGCACTATCCAAATGGCCTGGTCGAACTACCGCGATGCGCAGCGCAAGGTGTCAGAGTTGAACGACCGCATTGTCATCCTCAAGAAGGAAGAAGCCCGCCTGAGAGCCCAAGTAAAACGACTGCAGGAAAAGAGTGGCGGCGTTTTGAACGTTCGAGCCAAGGACGTTTTGTGACCGACATCCTTGACTTGCCGGGGTGGGAGCCAACCGGCGTTCGCAGTGAAAGCGATGAATACATCATCTCGGCCGACTACACAGTTTTGCCGAATGCATGCCAAAAATGCGGCGTAATTGGCCGCGTTTATAAGCACGGCCCCAAAATGATCATTTTTCGAGATAGCCCTATTCGGGGCCGTCCGGTGAGCATCGAGGCCAACGCCCAGCGCTTCAGATGCCGCGAGTGCGGCGGCACGTTCATCCAGCCGCTGGGCGGCATCCACCCGGCGACGCGCATGACGGCTCGTTGCGTCCAGTACATCGAGGAGCAGTGTCTGCGAGACACCTTCACTCGCATCGCTGAGCACGTCGGCTGTGATGACAAGACCGTCCGCACATTGGCCGGCGACTACATCGAGCGCCTGAACGCTGAGTACAAGCCCTGGCTGCCAGAATGGCTGGGCATCGACGAGACGCAGATTGACGGCAAGCTCCGGTGCATCATCACCGACGTCGTCAACCGGGTTCCAATCGACATGCTGCCCGACCGCGACAAGCCGCTCGTGACTGCGTGGCTGCATCAGTTCAAGG